TAATTTCCGCCAAGATTCGGAGAAAAAACGCTTTCTAATTCTATTATCCTATGAAGTCCGACATAGTGTCAATGTCAAATGACGGTAATCCGTCCAAGTCGCGGAGGCTTGCCAAAACTCCGCACATAGCGAGGTAGAGCAGTTGGTAGCTCGTTGGGCTCATATCCCAAAGGTCGCAGGTTCAAATCCTGTCCTCGCTTCAAAATTCAGATTATGGCCGATATAAAGTTAGACCCGAAAAACTACCGCGTTCACGGTGAGAAGAACAAAGCTATCATCCGCAAAAGCCTTGAGGATTGCGGTGCTGGCCGCTCTATCCTTTTGGATGGGGATGATGTCGTGATTGCCGGTAACGGCGTATACGAACAGGCGCAGGCGCTCGGACTCCAGGTGCGTGTCATTGAGTCGGATGGACGAGAGCTTATCGCAATCAAACGCACGGATCTCAAAACGGAAGACGATAAGCGCCGCGCATTGGCATTGGCCGACAACCACGCCAGCGACACTTCGGTTTTCAATATCGATTCTGTTCTTATGGACTTTTCGCCCGAAGAACTCGACATGTGGGAATTTGAGATCGACACAGCCAATATCGACCTGCTGTCCGAGGTCGAGCAAAACGGATTCAAGAATGCCGTAAACGAGAGTTCTGATTTATTCACCTTGTCCTTTGCCTTGCCCAAGAGTATGAAAGAGGATGTTGAAGCTTACATCAAGCGGAACGGGAAAGACAATTTGACACAGTTAATTATCAGTGAAGTATGCCGAGATGCGGAAGTCAAATAGCGATTTGTGACCTACCGATCCGGTTCGACACGTATAAGGGATGTTCCCATATGTGCCGTTACTGTTTTGTGCAGCTCAAATACGACATTTCAAATATCGAACGCGGCGAAGGGCCGAAGTCCCTGCGCGGCTTCATCGACGGCCAGCGCAACGGTGAAACGGAGTGGTGCGACTGGAATATTCCGATACACTGGGGCGGCATGTCTGACCCGTTTCAGCCTGTAGAGCGAGAGCATCGATTGTCATACGACGCCCTTAAGGTCTTTGCCGAAACACAATATCCGTTTGTGGTCAGTACAAAGGGCATTCTGCTCGCCGAGCCGGAATACCTCAACCTGCTGAAACACTGCAACTGCGTTGTACAGGTATCTCTTGTCAGCCCTCAATATGACAAACTGGAGAAAGGAGCGCCGACCTATGCCGAGCGCCTCGATATGATCCGCACGATAGCACCCCATGTAAAGCGTGTGATTGTCCGGGTTCAGCCTTATACGACGGGAATGCTTCGGGATATCCTCGGTGCTGTGTCTACCTACAAGAGTATAGGCGTACATGGGCTGACAATCGAGGGCATGAAATACAAACGCAAGGTAGACGGTCTTGTAAAAGTCGGCGGGGATTTCTGCTATCCGGCCTCTGTCCTCAAACGGCACTTTGAATGGATAAAGGCGGAATGCCATCGAAATGGATTGGCTTTCTACTCAGCCGAAAACCGTTTGCGCAAAATGGGAGATTCTCTATGTTGCTGCGGTGTTGATGGGCTTGAAGGATTTAAGACCAACACGTTCAATTTGAACCATTACCTGTTCGACAAGGAGCGATATATCCCGACAGAGAAGATGAAAGAGCCGGGAACCTGCATGTGCCTGAAAGCTATCTGTCAGAATACCGTAGGTTACAGTGCATTCAAGAAGCGAAGCCTGCATTACATGATGGGCGAAATGTCGCGAGATAAAGGTTGCGTTTCCCAGTTGCTGGAAAAATGAATACTTTAGTGTCGGAAAAAACAAAAATAATTCCGCGCTATGAAAACAAAACAGTGTATGATTTACAAGGAAGTCGTAAACAAACGCCTCGCCCGGAAACAGGAGCAGGTCTCGGAGCTTGAAACGAAAATGATTTCAGAGGGGGAACTCTCTGCGATCGACAAGCGGAAGATGATAGAATGTAAAGCCGCAATTCTTGAGCTGGAAAACGTGATTGATATTGCGGAGTCCATGTTTACGGCTGAAACCTGCGACCAAAACGAAAAGAAATAATGTACATGGCAAAGTATAGCGCAGAACTTACCGAAAGGATTTGTTCGCTCCTCCGGGCGGACAGCTATACTATTGCCGAAATATGCAAAATCGTAGGTATTGCCGAAAGCACCTTTTACGAGTGGAAGGACTCCAAGGTGGAGTTTTCGGAGGCCATAAAAAAAGCTCAAGAGGAGTGCAGATACTTCTTTGCGACCGAAGCCAAGAAATCACTGCTGAAACTTGTGCAGGGGTTCACCGTTGAAGAGAAACGCACGGTAACGGCCGATTCGGGGAAAAAGAGTGAAGACGGGAAACCGATTGTAAAGGTCAAAGAGCATACAACCGTTACAAAATACGTAGCCCCGAACCCTACGGCGATCATCTTCACGCTGACGAACTGCGACCCGACGAACTGGAAGAACCGGCAGAGTGCCGAACTTACAGGTAAAGACGGAAAACCCCTTATTCCGGCGGAAGTGAGGAAAAATACCGAGGCCATGAGCCCGACGGATATTGCAAAAATCTTGTGTAAGGATGGCAAGTGAGGCGGATGAAATAGAGGCGCTGCGTAGTGGGGTGCGGCAATCGTTTCCGTTTTATGCGGCCGTGTTGAAGGGTAAGGATTTCCTTACCCCTTTTCATCTGTCATTCTATTGGGTGCTGGATGCCTTTGCACATGGCCGTATCCGGCGGCTGATCGTAACTATCCCGCCCCAGCACGGCAAGTCCGAGGGAACGACGCGCCTACTTCCCTCCTATGTTTTGGGGCTTGATCCCGATCTGCGTATTGCGGTCGCATCTTATTCTGATACTTTCGCCCGGAAATTCAACCGTGCCATACAGCGCATTATCGACAGCCCTGAATATTATGTTTTGTTTCCGGAGACGCTTCTGAATGGTAATCCGAACTGTGAGGACAGTGCGCAGTATGTCCGGAATAATACGGAGTTCGAGATCGTCGGCCGCAAAGGGTTTCTGAAAGCTGTCGGCCGAAACGGTGCGCTGACTGGCGAAAGAATTGACTTGGCGATCCTCGATGACCTGTATAAAAACGCTCTTGAAGGTAATTCACCGATCATCCGTGAGTCGGTGGTTGAGTGGTACAAATCGACCGTGAAAACCCGACTGCACAATAATTCGCGTGAACTTATGGTCTTCACCCGTTGGCATGAAGAGGATCTGATTGGTACGATCATAGCCGGGGAGGATGTTCGGGAATTGCAATCGCTCGATGATATCGACCCGGAATTCGACGGCTGGTACTATCTGAACTTCGAAGCCATCAAGGAAAGCGCCCCTACACCCCTCGATCCCCGGCAGCGTGGCGAGGCTCTTTGGCCGGCAGCTCATGACCGGAAACACTTGCTGGAGAAACGCAACCTCGACCGCATCGTGTTCGAGTGTATGTATCAGGGACACCCGATGTCGAAAGAGGGGCTATTATACGGGGAGAATTTCAAAACCTACTCTGAACTTCCGGCACAAGGCGATATTCTCGACTATGCCAATTACACCGACACGGCCGATACGGGTGATGACTATCTATGCTCGATCAGCTACGTCCGGGCGAGGGATGGCTATTGCTATGTAACGGACATGGTCTATACACAGGAGCCGATGGAGTGTACTGAATCCGCCGTGGCCGATATGCTCAAACGTAGCGGTACGCGCCGGGCGTCGATTGAGAGTAACAACGGCGGTCGCGGATTCGCACGCGCTGTGCAAAGACGTGTTCCGGCCATACGTATCGAATGGTTCCATCAGAGCGGGAATAAGGAAGCCCGCATCCTCTCCAATGCCGCAACGGCGTTGCAGACTATAATAATGCCGCATGATTGGAAAATCCGCTGGCCTGAATTCTATTTACATATGACGACCTATCGGCGTCAATTCCGCGCGAACCGCTGGCATGATGCCGCGGACGTGGTGACGGGAATTGTCGAAGATGGTACGAATAAGAAAGGTAGAATCAAGGCAGTAAGGTAACCATGGCAAAAATCAAACTCATCGACAAACTGAAAAGCCTTGTCGGCATCGAAACAAAAACCAACATCGAACAGGCTATTATGCTCCTGCAGGCAGCGCGGTCGTGTATTGACGCCTACACAGCAGAAAGAGCCGCCAAACAGCTACACGTAGGGACGCTCTCGCAGATGAACAAGGACATCGGCGTGATCACGAAGAAGCTGTCCGGTTATGTTGAGGGTTAAGATTGCCGGCAAAAGGTTTCGCTTACCGACGCACTGGGAGGACATTACGCTTACCCAGTGCGCTTGGTTGTACCATAAGGCCAACGAGCAACCCACGGCGCTTCTTGACTATTACCGCTCCTTTGCCTCGGATACGGCTCCCGAACCATATGCAAATATCGACGAGCTAACCCGGTTCACTTCGGAGGTTGTCGGCTACCTTGCCGACGTGCCGGAAGAGCTGATGCTTCAAACCCGGCGCGAGGATATTATTACGCTGGCGATGGCTGTACTTCCGCGATTCATAATCGGGGTACTCGGCATTGTCGATTATCCGGTTCGGGGCATCGCTTCATTTCGCCACAAAGGCCGCCGTTACTACCTGCCGAGATCCGGGACGGATATTTCCGGGGAACTTACGCCGCTGAGTGGCGTGACAGCTATTGAGTTCTGCCAGCTCTCGGATGTCGTATGTGCGGAAAACATTGCTTTGGCTCCGCTGGCTGTCGCTATCGTATGCCGCCGGAAGAGTGAACGGTACGATGAAGAGCTGGCGCAGAATCGGGCGGCGTTGTTCGGAAGCCTTCCGGCCTCGGTCTATTGGGAACTTTGGGCGCAAACTTCGGGGGCGCATCAGTACCTGAAAGCCGCATTTCCGAATTGTTACGGTACGGGCGGCGGGGATTCGTCAGGTAAAGCCGAGCCTGCGGTATGGTGTGATACGCTCGTCGCCCTTGCCGCCGATAAGCCGAGTGAGCTTGACCATCTGCAACGGATGAACGCCTACGATTTCGTACACCTATTATCGGAGAATATCAAACGGAGAACGGAAGAATGGAAGATGAAAGCCGCCTTAGCGTCTTGCGGAGTAAGGTAGAATTGCTCACATGGCTGATAAATCGGGAATGCAAATGTGACCGGGCCAAGTGTGCCGAGCATTTCCGATACATGGAGCAACTGAAATTTCAATACGAATGTGAAATAGAGGACTATGAGAACAAATTTACGGGAAGCGTTGAAAGCCGCGCTTAAGAAAACATACGACGAGGCGTTCGACTTCGGTACGGGCTTCTTGGATGATATCAACGGTGGAAGTTACAAACTCCCGTGCGTTTGGATATGTCCTTTTGATCTTGTGGGTAAAACGGGGCGATCTGAAGGCTTTAAAATCTATGCCGGGACAACTTACCTACTTGAGCCGTCCGACGGGCTTACATCCGAGAAAAAGGACGAACGCTGGGATGATATGGAGCGGGCAGCAGTCGAGGCGTTCAGTGAAATGACTGAAACGCTTGGAGTGACGTTCGACAAAATCAAGGCCTTTCCCAATGAGGGCGCTTACACAGGGTATAATGACATCTCACTTAAAGTAACATTTGAGGTAACGACAAGCTATTGTGAAAACCGCGGATAGTCCCATATTACAGCAGATTGCCCAGTACTTGAGTGATACCCTGCAAATGGAATTGCTCAATCAGGGACACACTGCGTCTGAGGCTCTTTTCAACAGTATTCAGTCGGTGATAGAGCATACGCTGACGGGTATAACGATCTCCGCACAGGCTCTGTATTATGCAAAATTCGTAAATGCAGGTCGGAAGCCCGGAACGAAAGGTGTGCCAATTAATGTCCTCGTCGAATGGATCAGGCGCAAGCGGCTCAATATGGAAGGTAAAAGGGAACGATCCGTAGCTTTTGCTATGCAGCGGTCAATCCGGGAGAAAGGCATCAAGCCATCCCGGTTCATAGATAAATCAATAGATAAGTTCAACAAGTCTAAACGGCTGGAAAATAAAATAGAACGATTCATGGAGGAGTATGCAGAGGAACAACTGCAAACTATTTTTAACCAATTAACTGCATGACGATATGGCAACAACGATAACGCTTCCGGCCCTGTACAGTTCGGTTAAAGAATCTGTCATCTTTGAAATTGACCGAGATATTGACGCTGTGGCTGAAGTGATGATAAACGGGTATTTGAAGCAGATGCCGAAAAACGCCTATAAAGTGAACGTAGCGCAATATTTTCGGGATGATTTTACGATTGCGCCGCTTGATGCTGAGTCCGAACCTACATTACAGGTGTGGGACGGAGTTGACCTCGGCCGGGTCGTCAATGCTTCGATCACGGTAGACAGCGTCCCTTCCGAAGAGGTGCCGCTGCTTTGTGCGGATAAACAACCGGCACCAAACCATTTTATGAGTGATCTGCGGCGGCGTAATGCCATGCCGGGGCAAATCGACGAACTTCCAGTATATGCGACGACTCCCGCTGTTGTGGTGTATGGCTCAGTTCAGGTTTCTGTGCCAGCCGGTATATCCTGCGTCGGCTTTCGCATTCCTACCGATGCGCCGCCCCGGTTTGCAGTAGATATGCGGAGTCCTGACGGAGAGGTGCAGGATCGTATCGAATATGAGATTGAGGAGAACGACGGAGTGCGCCTCGCGTGGATCAATGCCTACGGCCAGATCGACTATTGGAACTTCGCGGTTCGCCGCAAATCATCAACCAAGGTAACAAAGGAGAAGATATACACAGAAACCGGGTATACTGCAACATCTATACAGGCAGACACGACCAAGTCGGTAACAAGCTGTCCCCTGCCCGAAACTCAGGCGAATGTGTTGAGCCAGATATTTGTGTCCGAAAGTGTGTGGTGCATCGTCGGGGATATGATGTGTCCGATCGACATCACGACAGAGAGTATTACGACCTACGATGTGGAGAAATTAAGCTCCGTGCAGATTGAATACAGAAATAAAATCCGGTAGCTATGGTTGTGGAGTTGAAAATAGACGGCCATAAGGTCGATATGAATCAGAAAGGCAATATCGCCGCGACGCATAGCATTGCTGATATCGAGGAGCCAGACAGTACGGCAGCGGGCTATACCAAGTCTGTCGAAGTCCCGCTTATGAGTAATATGCGGGTTTTTCGGTTCATCAATGAACTATTTAGCAAAGAGCAGTTCAACAACGAACTGCATAAGGCGGAGTATATCGTGGATGGAAATACCGTTATGTCGGGTATAGCACAGATCGATAAGATCACGTATAAATTCGGTTCTGGGCACAAACTCGTCGGCGGCAGTTTTCATGTGTCAGTCATCGGCGCAGCTTTCGACTGGATTACTAATGCCAAGAAGCAGCTTAATGAGATAAAGGGCGGAGAAACGGTGAAATACAACATGGAGAATGTATACCGTAATTCCATTCGTGAGGATGAATCGCTTATTAAGTTTTTTCCGATAGACCGAGGTGCTTTTTGGGAAGAAAACTATAACGGAGATTTGGTTCCTCGAAAAAAGTTGGATATCCGAGATTATCACCCATTTTTCAACGTATGGGAAACATTGTGCCTTATTTTCTCCGGTTACAGTGTAAAAAGCTCAATGGAAGATTTCTTAAAAAAACTCTATTGTTCAGGATACATGCCTGTAAATGAGGATTTATCATACATCAAAGAGGATAATGACTTCTTTATAGGCACCTCGGCCGTAGAGGACGAAGCTAAA